AATCGCGACACCCTTCGCCGTGTTGTTGGCGAGCGATGTGCCGTTCTGATCTGTCTGCTGCTTCAACGTCAGCAGTGCCTCACGGAATCCGAGGTTCGCGTCCTTGGCCTGCAGTTCCGCTGTAACGAACTTCTGCAGCTCGGAGTTCAGCTTGGCCAGCCCGATGGCAGCGTTGCCGATCGCGCCGCTCTGCCGGTTGATCGCACCAGTCGCATCGTTCGTGTTGTGGCTCAGATTCTTATTGATCCCGTCAAGCTGCTTCGAATTTGCAACCTGATCCTTGATCGGCCCCGACAACCCCGTGTATGCGTGCTGAATGTTCCGCAGGTCAGCCTGTCCCTGCTGCAGATTCTTGTTGTTCGCCGCGACAGCCGCCGCCGTGTCGTTGTTCTGTGTCTGGAACTGCTGCCCACCCTTGATCGCACCGGCCTGCGACGTCTGCACCCTCTCGAGCGCCTGATTGTGGGAGAACAGTTCCTTACCCAACTCGCGCATCGCCGGCGCCTGATCCAACGCGGCACGCGTCACCAGGTCAAGCGAGATCCCCTGCCGCTTAGCCGCGTCATAGGTGCCGTTCTGCTGCAGCGTCAGTTCGACCTGCTTGCGCACGTTCTTGTCGATGGCGCCGTTGTTGTCCTGCAGCGTCTGCGTGACGGCCGCAACGCCAGCCTTGAACCGTTCCTCCGCCTCGCTCGAACCGCTCAACGCGGTTGCGAGGTCAGACAGCAAGCCGACACCGCCGCCAATCGCAGCACCCCACGGACCACCCACCGACATACCGATGGCCGCACCCGCAGCGGCCGAGCCAAGCGCGCCCATCGCCTTCGCGCCCGCGCTGGCATGCTGGGTGAGCAGCCCGATCGTGGTGCCGATCGCGGCACCCCCGAACGCCGACTTGATCGCGCCGCCTGCGGTCAACGCTTTTCGGGACACGGCCACAAGGCTCGCGCCAAGGGCGCTGATCTTCGCGCTGAACGTGTTTATGATCGACGCTGTTTTGACTGCGGCAGCGAACGCCAAGACGCCGAGCGCAAGCGGTTTGAAAACCGAACTGTGCGATGAAACGAATCTCAGCACGGACGCGATGGCGCTGCCGATCTTCACAATGACAGGCAGCGCCTCGTTACCTATGGAGATGCCTAGGTTCTTGAACTGTTGGCCGAGTTGCGCGAGCCTCTGCGCCGGGGTCTGGCTGAACGTATTCCACGTTTTGTCGAACGTGTTCGAGCGGTTCGTAACATCTTCGAGTGCCTGTTTCAGCGGCCCCATGTGTTCAAGCAGGGTCGCGAGTCCCGTGCCGGCCTTCTTGGTGAACGCATCGAGCAGGAACGTGCCCATTTTGCTGCCAGTTACACCAGCCTGCGTCATGTGGTCGCTCAGTTCTTGCAACGCCGCCAACAGGCCATGCTTCTGCAATGTGTCCGACAAGCTTGACGTCGTAAGCCCGACCGACTTCAGCGCGGACGCCGCAGTCGCGGCAGGCTTCTCCAAGTCCTGGATGACCATGCGCATCTGCGTGCCGGCCTTAGCGCCACGCACACCCATATCGCCAAATACGGCCAGACCGGCGCCGAGCTCGTGCAACGACACACCACCCGCCTTAGCGGCAGGTAGCAATCCGGAACTGATTGCGGCGTTCAAGTCCTCCATGGACATGTGGCCAGACGCGACGATCCCATTCAACGCGCCCATGGCACCAGATAGGTTCTTACTGCTCGCGTAGCCAGCCACCATCAGCGCGTCAAGCGAAGACAGTGTGTCCTCAAAGTCAGCGCCCGACATGCGGGCGCCCTCAGCGGCAGTTTTCACCGCGTCCATCGCCTGCGGGCCCTTCAGTCCCAGCTTCTGCAACGCGGCGTAGGCGTGACCGAATGCGGTAGCGATATCGCCGGCCGAAACGCCTGTCGCGTTCGACGTCGCCATGAACGACTTCGAGAACTGCTGAACCTGCTTGTTGGTCAGCCGCGCCTGCGCCTGCATTTTGGCGAGCGCAGAATTGTAGTCCAGCGCCGACTTCACGGATGCGCCGATAGCGACAGCGCCCGCTAGGAGAACACCGCCGGCCTTTTTGCTGGCTGCAGCAGCCTCGGCCGATGATGCCCCAACGCGTCGTTGAGAGGCAGAGAGCCTATCCGTTGCTGCTGCGGCACGGTCAGCGGACGCAGCGGCCCGGTTGAACCCCGGTGACGCCCGGTCGACCGCAAGCAGGTCCCAAACAAGGGCAGCGCCAGCCATATCAGAGCGCCATCAATTGCGCGGACGCAGCGTCCATCACCGCGACCATCGCCGGTTCAACAGCCGGGGCCGCCGTCTTCAGCGGCTCGTCCCACCAGCCCTTAGCCTCGGGGATCTCCTGCGTGACCCATGGGTCGTGTCCGAATGTCGGCCGACGCACATATCCGTCGTTTGTGGTGCGCGCGTCGTGCCCGGTCTTCTTCAGCCGCACAGCAGCGGTCCGCGCGCCGAGCAGCACCGACACTGACGTTTTCTCGTTCGCAACGCGCTCATTCAACCCGCCAGCCTTCGGCAACTTCTCGTAAGCGGAGTGGTCGACGACGAGGGCCAGCGGTTCAGCGGCTGCACGCATCGCCGCCGCAAACCCGGTCTTGACCGTCTTATCCGGGAGCGCCCGCAACTCTTTCGCCATCGCGGCGAGACGGGCGGAAGCGTTAGCAGCCATCACGCCTCCGACCCGTCATCGTCACTGTCATCTTCGAACTGCTGTTCATGTGCCGACGCGGCGTCTTCCGCAGCCAGAATGTAGCTGGCGACGATGTCCGCGTACTCCGCTAAACCGCCGCCAGCGTCGAGTCGTCGGACGAACTCGGTGGGGGTTGCTCCTCCGTGGTCTCTGGCGACCCGGATGAAGTTTCGCCATCCTGGGTCGCCGCGGAGTTTCCCACTGTCTCGTCCGTCGGCTCACCGTTCGCAGCCATACCCGCCAACTCGAGCGCCTTGTTCACAACCTCGGTGACATCCTTCGGTGACGCTTCACCAAGCCACGTCGCGTCACCGTCGTTCGGTAGCAGCCGATTACCGTCAGCATCAACGATCACCCGCACAGCGATACGCGCGGAAATGTTCGACTCGTCGATACCGATCTGTTCACCGTTTGCGATGATCCGCGTTGCTGCTTGGTGCGCGTCGAACTCCGTCTGCGACAGGCCACGAACCAGCACCACGTCATCACCCGAGTCGGGATCAGCCAGGCCGGGGCAGTGAACTTCAGCGGTCTTCGTCTTGTACCGCAGCGCACCCGCTTTGATCTGGTCACGGTTGAGCATCAGGCAGGCACCGTCACGTTCTGCGCCGGGACACCCGTGTACGTCAGTGCAGACTCGACCGTCGCAGCACCGCTGCGGGCCTTGGTCTGCGCACCCACGAAGCACGGAAACACGTCCATCTTCAGCCCGGCCGTATCGGTCGAGTCGAACAGCACCACGTACACGGTGCTGCCCTTCGCGAGCACACCGGTGTGCGCCTGCGTGCCCGACTTGGAGGCGTAGGTGGTGATCGTCGAACCGCCCGACCAATCCTCACCGTCGTGCAGCGGAATGGTCACACCGCTCTTCAGGTCGTCCGTGGTCACGGTCGACTCGGTGCCGGCGAACCCGCCGATGCCGTCCTTCGGGATCACACTGTCGATCCGGGTTCCCGCGTTCAGTTCCGAGCGGGTCGGGTTGGTGTAGTCCGCCATCGCGGGGCACACGTAAACCGTCTGGTTCAGCGTGTGCGAGAACCGAACGGCAGCGGTGATATCTGGTGCGGCCATCTCTTAGAGCTCCTTCTTCGATAGCCGGGCGGGCTGCTCGGCGGATTTGGGTGCGGGCTTGGCTTCGGGTTCGTCTTCTTCGTCGGTGACAACTGGCGGGTCCGCCTGGTCGGGGTCCTTGCGCCAGCCGGCACGGACCCAGGCGGCTGCGTCGATCACGTTCGGTCGCAGTCCGGGTAGGTCGTCGTGGAGGATGTAGGGCATGCGAAATAACCCCTTCCTGGGGTTCGAGGGGTCAGTTGGGTCTAGAGGTTGGTGATGGCCTCGCAGCCGACGCCGACAAGCAGCAGACTCAACGCCGACGCTTCTTCACGTGGCTTCCATCCGACGCTCGAGATCCACGACGACAAGATCAGCGGCGACCCGAGCGTCTGATCCGAATAGATCGCCTGCGCCCAGTCACGCAAAATCTCGTATGACCGGCGCCTCGCAGCAGCAATATCACCGCCGCCATCGAGAACCGCGATCTCGGACCAGATGGTGAAGTTGTTCATCTGGTCGTCGATGCCGGGCTGCGCGAACTGATGCTCAATCCATTCGCGGTTGATCTCCTGCCGCGGCGTGTCCACCCGGTTCGCGCTGCCACCAACAACGATCACCTCGATCGCGGCGTCATCGCTCAACACGAGCGCGTCATGAACGGTCGGGCCAGCCACCGTCTGCGCCGCCACGATCAGACCATCCAGTGCGTCAGCCGCGGCCGGGTCCCAAACACTCACAGATCAACCTGCATGTACGGGCCGAGCAGTTCCGTGATCCGGATCGGGAACGTGTACGCAGCACCCGGCAACGTCGGTGCCAGACTGTCACCCAACGCGCCACCCGACCGGTTCGCAGCCCCCCGCTGCGTCTCCCACAGATGCCGCAACAGCTCCAACACCGCAAGCCTCAGATCCGCAGACAGAACGGAACGCCCCGCCTGATAGGTGATCGTGTAATAGATTTCGTTGAACCGGGAGAAACCGTCGCTGTAGTAGACGACACCCTGCGACGTCACCCGCAGCAACGCAGGGTCCACCGTGGCACCAGACGATCCGGTGACGGTGGTCAGAGAGATAACGGGACGGACGGGCAGCACAAGCGACCGGCCATCCCACGAATCGGGGAAGCTCACCACGCCGGCACGCCCATCGACGCTCGACGTGACCGACAGCGGCGCCAACGGTCCGATCAGTTGCGTGATCGCCGCTTCCGCACGGTCCAGCATCGCCTGCAGCTCAAGGTCGTCGCTGTTGCTCGTGTCGTTCAGGTGCGTCCGCGCGTCCTCCAAGCTAACGGCTGACACCAGCTACGCTCCGCGGGTCTCGACGTTCTTCGCCGCCGACGGACGCTTCTCCGTCTTCGCCCTATCCGACTTCGACTCCACGTCGACAATCTCGACCCAGCCGTTTCGTGCGTAGACCGATGGCTTCGACATCTCATCGGCAGCCTCGGGTGACAGGTCGAGTTCTTCGCCGACATCCGGCCACTCGTGACCGTTGATGAGACCTGTCGGGCGTTGAACGACTCGGACGCGCGGCATACGGGACTCCCTGATTTTCGGTGGCTGCTGCGACATGTCTGGAACATGACTGGAACTCGATGCCCGCACCCTTTTTCGCAGATGCGGGCATCGAGTCCTGCCATATGGGATTACGTGGCGCTGTTCTGGAAGTACTTGACAGCGTTCGGATCCACCGCGACCGCGCCGGTACGGATAACGGCGCGGAACGCGATCTGATCCGCGTTGAACGCGTACTGATCCGACCGCTCGAAGCGGATACCGCCCGCGATGCGCAGCTTCAGCGCAGCCATCTCACCGAAGTAGATCGGCTTGTTGCTGACACCGAACGCCGGCAACTGCGGCACCACATAGACGGGCTTCCCGACGAGCATGTCCGGGTCACCCGCAGTCAGCGCAGGCTGCCACACCGAGATACCCGTGGTCGACGCCTTCAACTGGCGAATAAGCGCAGCGGAGGAGTCAGCCAGAATCCACGACGCGTTCGTCCGGTACTCGGGCAGAACGGAGTGGAACAACTGGAACAGCAGGTCGGAGCCCTGACCGGCTGTGGCCTGGTTGCCCAGCGTCAGCGTCGTGCCTACCGGACCCTGAACGCCGAGGGTAGTGAACCCGGCGATCGCTGCAGCCGTGCCGATCGCGGACAGGGTGCGGGCCAGGTCGCGGCCAGCGTTCTGCGCGATGTACCCCTCGAGGTCGAAGTTGGTGTCCTGCACCAGCTCGGTCGGAACGAGGGTGATGTAGCCGTACTTCGACACGGTCAGGTTGACGGTGGTGATCGTCGAATCGGACGCGGTAAGCGCAGCGTTCGCTGCCACCACAGACGGAGTCGACCCCGTGGTCGCGTGCACAGTCGCCACGGGCAGCGGCAGCGGGTTACCGTCGCTGGTCTCCAGCACGTCAACACCCGACTGGAGCAGCTGCGATCCAGCGACTGCGTACTGCCAGAGCTGGTTGTAGACGCTGTCGGCGGCGACACCACCGGATGCGGACATTGCGCGGGTCTCGGCGCCACGGGACTTCACTGCACGCTTCGCCGCGCCCGCCTCGCCCCGAAGGTCGAAGTAGTCGCCGTTGCGGCACTCACGCGCCCACTGACCGAAGGAGCCTTCCGACGGTTCCCCACCGCGGGGTTCCGCACCGGTCACCTTCTTGAACGAGTCGGCGAACTCCTTCGCACGGTTGTCGCCCTCAGCGATGTCGGTGGCGCGCTTCCGCAGCCCCTCAGCCTCGGCGAGCATCCCCTCGAACTTGTTGTTCTCCTCGGGAGTGAGGTCACGCTGTTCGTCGACGCCCTTCTGAGCAATCGACTTCGCTTCGTTGATGAGCGCCGCACGGCGCTCCATCAACTGATCGGCAATACTGGACATGAGCGGTCCCCTTTCCGGGACGTTGGAAGTCCCGGTGGGGGTAGCCCTGCCGGATTGTGTGTGGTGCACCGCCGCCTGGGGGTGGGTGAGCCCTGCCCGTCAGGTCAGCGGAAGTGCGGTTAGTTCTCGACGGTGAGGATGCGTGCGAGCGCCGCATGAGCGGAACGCTTCGCAGGCTTCGCGGGTTTCCCGTCGGTCAGCCGGAAGAACTTGGTCAGCGCATCCTCAGCGGCAAGCTTCCGAACCTCCTCGAGGGGAGCGTGGAACCGCTTCGCCAGAGACCGCAGCGCGACCGTCGTGTCCTCGTACGCGGGCGTGTTCACAGGAGCGACGTCCATAAGCCGGCCACTCACAAGCATCCGCTCCGGGAAGCCCTGATCGTTCATCGTCCAGTCATCCTCGAACGGGATGAACGCGAACGAAGACTGCCGCACGTCCTGCCGCTGCACGAGCTCGTACACGTCGGCACGGGCCTGCGGCACATCCACCTCATAGGTGAGGCCGACCTTGTCGGTGCCGAGCCGCAGCGTGCCAGATTCGGACGTGCCCAGAAGCATGTTGTCATCATGGTTGTACCGGGCGAGCACGCCTGGCCAGCCGTCGCCGCGGGACTTCGCGAAGAACCCCGGATCAATCCGCTCCACGAATCCGCCGAGGTTCTGGCTGGTGCGGTTGTACTTCGCCGCATACCCACCGATCGTCATCTTGCCGCTGTCACCGGCGGCCCGGATTTCTACCGGGACAGGGGTCCAGCGCCGCTCAAGGTCGCTCATAGGTCATCCTTCTGTCTGCGCCGGTGATGGCAGCGGCGGTGTCTGTACTGCTTTAGGGATGTTGTGGAAATCGCCGCCCGTGATAGCCGGCCGGTCCTCGAGCGCACGGGCCTCGTTCACCGAGAGCCGCCCGTCCGCTATCTGCGCCCCGATCACGTCGGTGCGAGTCTTGATATCCGCGCGAACCGTCGCATCAACGTTCAGCTTCACGAACTGCTGCGCCGGCAGAATCCGCGCGAACGCCCGCTCGAGCCGCTCAATGTACGGCCGCATGTTCGAGGCACGATTCAACGTCTTCGACTCATCCGTCGAGTAGGTCAGCGAATCGGTTGCCGCACCACCGATCTCACGCGGGTCGATACCGTAGATCGCGGCAATCTGATCCGCAGTCAACCTCAGCGTCTCAATGAACTGCGCATGATTCGGCGGGATCGAGACGGCAGTGAAATCCCAGTCCTTGCCGGTCACGAACGGCTTACCGGTGCGGAACGCGGCTGCGGCCCGCTCCCTGATCCGTTCCGAAGCGTCATGCTCCAGCTTTGGCAGTTGGTTGTTCTTCAGAATCGACGGAGGCAACCCGCCACCACGGCGCACGTCCGCGTACTCCTGCGCCGACAACCCCGCACGGATGATCGTCGCGTAATGCTCAATCGGCGACATGCCCAGCGCCCAGCCCGGAGGCACAAGCCACGGAATATGAAGCAGCCGCGACGACGCCACAGGTTTCCCGTACACGTACCACTGCCCATTCGGCCAGTCGTAGTTCCAGTCGACACGCCGCAACCACTTGAGCATCGTCGGGAACCCGTACGCGTCGGTCTCAGTGATCCAACCCACCGCGTTGCCGTACACAATCATCCCGAACAGACCCTGCGCGATGAACTGCTCCGTGCCGATCTCACCCTGACGGTCCTGGTTACGGAACAACGGCGGCAACGTGTTCAACGGCGCCGTCGTACCGTCCGGATTCTTCCGGTACCCGTCGATCGGCAACGTAGACACAAAATCCACGATGTGCCGGATCGCCCCGAACACCGGCCCCAAATGGGTAGCCGTCTCCATACTGATGGAGCGGCCACCGGGCGGCTCAGCGTCGCTCGACCACCAATCCATCGACCGCTGCTCACTGCCGCCCTGCTTACGGAAGAACACGCTCATGAAGCCCGCCACGACGCAAACAGCAACGCCGCCCCGACCACCAGCAACGCAGCCGGCGGCCACACGAAGAACGCGAACGCAGCCAGCGCTGCAACGCCGAACACGTCAAGAAGGGTCGTCAGGTTCACCGCGCGCACCTTCCTCAAGCCACCGAGTCCAACGGGTCATAGCAGGCCGTCACGGCAGCCCACGCAGCTAACGTCGCCGCTTCAAGCATCGAAATGTCGCCGGCAGAGTTCTTGTGACCGAACGCCCGACGTTCACCTATCTCACGCCAACCAGCCACCCGCGCGGCCTCATCGAGCTCGGTCGTCTGCGAATGAGTCAGCGTGCCATCAGTCACCACGCGGCGATAGAACGACTCGCACGCGCCGATGTAGTCATCCATGTTCGCGATCTCAAGACGCACGCCCTCATCCTGCAGATCGTCGATCAGATCAGACGCCGGCCCCTTGCCATTGACCGCCACAACCGCGCCCGTCGAATCCTGAATCCGCTTAGCCTCAGCAACCAACCAGCCGTCACCGGGCTCACGCTTCACCGCATCAACATGCGGCCGTCCGTCTCGCAGCCCACACGCCGCGATCGAACCCCACTCGTGCTTCAACGACACCCCGATCCCGATCGCCCAAGGCTCTGGACGCACAAGAGAAGTCGCGCGAGTCGCCCAACTAGAACCAAAAATGCCGACATCGTCAGCCAGCAGCAGCGGCCAGATGTTCAGATACTGCGCCGCCCACCCACGCACCGGATCGGGATCATCGAACTCGGGCTCATCCTTGCCAGCCAACGCCGCCGCATACTTTCGGGCGATCAGATCACGCCGATCGTCCGACCAATGCGGCGACGCAGCACGCCACGTGCCCTCATCCGCGACATCAGCACCCGGACCAGCACCCCACAGCAGTAACAGCACGTCCGGGTCCGCACTCCGCAGAGCCGCCGTCAACCGCCGACGCATCAACGACGACGCCTTCACGTGCGCAGTCGACGTCAAATGCAACTGAGGCGACATGCGCTCAAGCAGCGCCGGCTCCAAACCATCCGTGATAGCCATCGGGTCCACACCCCACGACTCATCAACCTGGCCATAACAGACGTCATAGCCATACACAGCGTTCGGAGCCCGCAACAACCAACGATCCTCGAGCGGCGACACGATCTCCTGACCGCCGTTCACCCGATACACGTCCCAGTCGTGCCGCTCAGCCCAACGCCACGAACCCCGATGAATCTCCTTACCAACACCAAGATCCTTCGACGTCAACATCGCCAACTGCGGCTCGCCGAACAGCTCCTTACCGCGCATACAGCGCCACACAGCCGAAATACGAAGCCGAACCGACTTACCAGCACGCCGCGGAGCAGACTCCACAACCTCACGCCAGACCAGCTTGCCGTCGGCGTCATGCTCAAGCTGCCGCGTAATCGCCAACGCCTGCCACCAGCGCGGCGTCATCCCGAAACTCTCACGCGCCCACTCGATACAGTCAGCCCCATACGAACCGACCGCCCGAGGGTGCGGACCAGACATAGCCAACGGAGGCGCCGCGTTCTCCGGCAGATCCTCCAAGTCACGCAACCACGGAAGATCGCGGCAAACAGCCATAGGGTCCCCGCGTGCTGCGAGGAGCTTCGACAAACCCTCAGAAGCCACCGGAAACCCTGAGAGAGAAAATGCTGACTGGCGGTCCTTC